GTGCGGGGAAGCCTCGTCCTTTGTCGAAGTTTTCTTCGGACGCTCTGTTGCTTCGCCCTCTTCATGGGGCGTTGTACAGTCAGCTTTCGAAGTTTTCTTGGCTTTGTAGGGGCGACCCTACGGCCGAGAAACTCGAGAAGGCGGGTTTCCGTGCTGGTGCCGGTGTTCTTGTCTCCGGTGACTATAAATCGGCGACAGACAATCTTCCGACAGAGGTAGCCGAGGCGGCTCTTTCTGTGGCTCTTGCGCACTCTGTGAGTGTGCCTGAGTCCATTAAGAGGTACGCCCGGGCTATCCTCCGTCCTAGATTGTTCTCCGTTGAGTTGGAGGTTGAGTTTGTTCCTACTGTTGGACAGATGATGGGTTCTCTTTTGAGTTTCCCTCTTTTGTGCCTTCAGAACTACTTGGCCTTCAGGTGGGCCCGCCACGTCTCCTCTGAGTCGTCGCGGTTGCCGCTCCTTATCAACGGTGATGACATCCTCTTCCAATCCTCGAGGGCTTTTGCCAGTCGGTGGATGGAGGTTGTCTCTGCTGTCGGTCTTGAAGTTGAAAAGACGAAAACTTCGGTTGAGGATGAATTCGGTTCCTTGAATTCTACCCTTTTCCGTTGGTCTTCTGGTCTCCTACGGGTAGTTCCTACTGTCCGTATGGGGATGCTTCGTCCTTTCGAGTTCGTCACTGGTTGCGGTTCCTCCTTTTCCTCGTTTGTTGCTGGTCTTGTTCCCCATGTTAGGTACCGTGCAGCCTGCTGCTGGTTCTCCTACCATGTGGCTAAGATCAGATCCAGTCGCCTGACTCTCCCTGAGTTAGGCTTTACTGGTCGTTTAGCAATGAGGATGGAGGGGAAGTTCAAGTTGCCGTCTCGCCTGGCTCTCTGTGTTCCTCCTAAACCTCCCATCGCCCATAACGTCTTCCTGTCTTCTGACAGCTTTTCGTTAGTGGATGAGGGCTCGTTTAGTTCTGAGGAAGAAGAGATCAACGCGTGTGAGATGGTAGCCTGGAAGTGGACCAAGGATTTCGTTGAGACTACGGTACGTTCGGGTCTTCGATACTGCCTGCAGTTATCGTTGATTCGTCGTACTCTAGTCGGTGATACGATTTCCAAGGCCTGCAACCATCGCTACCATCTTACGCGACCAGGTTGGACGGGTTCGGAGTGGAGACGGTGTTTCTTCCCCCGGGTGATCCGGGATCGGAAGATCATCTGTGCGGATAGCCTGCTGTTTTCGCAGTACGTTACCCCAGATTTTCTTCCGTTATACGATGGCTTCCTGCCGTCGTATGAAGAGTCCGAACTCCGCTCGGTTTGTGGTGCGGTCGTGGCTTGAGCCGCGCCGCGGAGCATGAGGAAGCACGCTGTCACTTGTGGAAGTAAGTCTGGGCGACCAAGGTCGGCCTGACTTAGCCGGAGTCGAAGCCGGCGGCGTAGGGGAGACTGGAGCGTTTGTGTGGGCTCGGCGTGGGTGAAATGGTCCTCGGTCATTGCGTGTTGGGGCGGTTGCCCTTGCCACGGTTTGGCCTTGTTTGATTGGCGTTAGGCCTTAACCATCCCTCCTCTGCTCAGTGGTCGTGGAACG